AGGATATTCCATCATTATTTAAATTTAGCAATGACTTAGCACCACCACCAGATTGAACAGTGATGCTATTGCCTAAAGTTTGCCCAGTGTTTAAATCACTTGATAGGTTATATCCAGTTCCTTGATATAGTGATTGAACTTGATATGATAATCTAGCTGAAGACAAATCTAAGCCATAGAATGTTCCAAAGCTAGTAAATGAACCTAAAGTTCCATCACTTACAGTTACTGGTTTAAACGCAGATGGACACAAACCAGCCGTAGTATAAGTGGTAGATGAGAATGCTGACACATTCAAGTAGGCATTCCTACCAGCGTAAGTAGCAACTAGATAACCACTAGTATCATTTGATGAATCAAATATTATACTTAACTTATCTTCTGTCCCGTCCCCAGTTCCAAATATTTTTGCTAAAGCTGAAGCTTGGGTTAGGCCATTTGAAGTATTGGTAGTTGAAGATGGGATGCTATAAGTTTTATCACTTAATACAGTAACACCATCTTGATCAACTAAGTTTACTTTTAAGTATAAGTTGCTTGATAATCCGAATCCACTTGCAGCAAATAAGATGGCTGGGCAAGCACCAAATTGAACGGTAGATGATGCATTCTTAGCATCGCTTGGTATTGCTCTTACGTATCTTATTTGATTAGTGGTTTCTAGAATTTCTAAGGCACCCTCTAATCCCTGACCCTCAAGGCTTTCACTTGGATTACCAAAAGTTTGAATTAGATTCTCTTGGCTAGTTATTAAAGTAGCTTGATCGGTAGGGCCTTTAGTGGCGAAACCGACAAGACCAACTACTGATGAATCAATATTTGGTGGATATGCAGAATTATCCTTTTCTAGGAATACGACAGCAGGACTAGTAGGTATAGCGCCCATTTAAATATTATCCTTTAATTACTTATTTGAACAATCCTTCGTCTATGAAGGTTTTTAATTTGTTGAGTTATACGAGCCTCAGGGACTCTAACTATTTGTTTTGGCTCAAGCCATATGTGCTCGCCACCGTCTTCCCCTTCCAGAATTATGTATAAACCCTGGACAGAATAATTTTTAATTGATTTCATTACAACCGAATCTGGCTGTATTGAATTAGTATTTGATTTGCTTGCTGATGCCATGATATAAAATCCCTAATAGTATTTACCCCTACAGAAATGAATTTTAACTTAAAATTTTTAATTAAAATAAGTTAATTTTTATTTACTTAAGTTTCATCTAAATCTATCTCATAATTAAAGATTTCTATTTTTCCTGTAGAAGTATATAAAAATTTAGGATTTGGTATATACGTTTCAGCAGTTAAAGTTATAGATTTCTTTAAAACTCTATCTTGGGTATCGGTAGCTTCGGCTTGTTCTGTATTAGATTCAGATAAAATAAAAGCTTTGTTTGTATACCCATGCTTAGTTTCAATTTCCAAATCTGGATTAAATAAAGCAAAGATATACTCTCTTATTTGATCCATATCCTGCTTATACTTAGTCCATATATTAACTTCATAACTTATATCGACCGGCCTTGGCGGCATACTAAGCAATCTAATTGCCCGCTGCTTCTTCTTATCCCAGTAGGTTTCATGGGCTAGAATAGGGCTATATCGCCTTCTCTGGTCATTATTGGCTGTAGTTGTTTCAACAATAGTTATTACTGGAAGAGTGATGTTATCTCCTACTGTTGATTTGGCGATAGCTCTTTCTTGATTACCGTGAAAGCATTTTATCTTAACAGAATTATTATTCCTATCAATATAATATACATTACTAAATACATTGATTAAATACCTCAAAGTATCTTTGTATACTTCTTGAGTATACATTCCTGTTGAAGAGTTAGTTTTTTCAACTATTTGAGCTAAGACCTTATTACTAATTGGTATTGCCATTATAATGCTGTTGTGGGTAAGTTTTCTATATTGCCATAAATATCTTGTAATTCAAAATAACAAGATATTGGTTTTGATGGAACAGTAATAGGTGTTGAAATAAGTTCTTCAATGTCTCCAATAGTGCTCACTTCTTGTGCTGACTCCTCAGCATCATAACCAACATAAACTTTGCTATTTATTGGATCTGATGTTGGAACATTTTGACGATGAATATCTTCCGAATCTCTTAATAGTTTTGCACTACACACAAGATGATAAACCCCATAGGTTTCAAAACTATCTTCTTGAACTTCGTACACTTCGTATTTTAGATTTTGAAATTCAGGTTTAATGATGTCACCAGCAATTAATGGTCTTCCAAGTTTTCTTTCAATGTAACTCTTATTGAAAGTAAATTGCTGATCATTCGTTAACTCAATACCGAATTGAGTTAGATTCTCTTCAATTGCTTTTGGCTCATAATGCCCATAAACTTTAATTGGTTTACTGGATATAACCTTATTTCTCTCTTCACCATAAACATCATCTATTTCTTTATTTTGAAAATACTTATAAATCATTAGGGGCGATCCACCTAACTTAATTTGTTCCTCATCAATAATATTAAATAAGTTTTGATCACTAACCTTATTAAATAATTTAAAAGGACTTTCGTATTCGTCGGTGCTGGCAACACTAATATTTGATTTATATTTTCCGAAGGTAGTCATTTTATCCTAGTGAGAACATTGGCCTTTCTTCAATTTCAAGCAACAATTCCTCCATTAGTTCTTTCTTTTCTTGTGATGATTCTTGAACAAGAACGCCACCATCCATTTGAGCACCTCCACCAGGACCAGGGACCGTCCTATACTTACCTCTAATTCTACCTAGAATTCCCTTTGCACAAGCTAAAGCATATCTCTGAATCCAACTTAGATAAGCATGGTGTATAGTTCCAGAATCTATAGCCCTATATTCAATAATTACAGGCGTTGGAGTTTCAGTGGGGCCAGGATATAATTGAAGGTATTTACCATTAATAATATTCCAACCACCATCATTAGATAAGACTCTTCTCATTATCTTTAGATATTGTTGAGTTAAGAAGAAGTCTCCAATACCACCACCCTGGAAAAATCTGTTGGTATTAAAAAAAGCTAATGTCATATCGAAAGCTAAAGAACCTGGAGTATAATTTAATCCAAGAATATCTTTCTTATAACCAACATAAGTTAAATTATTCATTATGAACTGAGGTAGTTCATAGACGTTTTGTCCTGAAGAAGCATCAAACACTGCAAATTGATTAGCCCATTGAGGTGAATGATAATCTAGTTTAGATACAGCTTCATCTATACAAGTTTTTATTTGGAAAGGAGTTAATTCTACAGTAACAATAGGATGCCCTAATTGTGCCAAAACATAATCATTAACTATTTGTTCAAATAAATTAAATTGAACACCATCAACTTCAAGATTTTTATTTAATTTATCTTGATTAATTTCTCCGGTTGTTGGCGTATAATTCGTTATCTTAGTTCCGCCATATCTACCGTAAGAAGACCCATAACTTGCTATAAGTGGAGTTACTACCATACAATTATATTTAGGTATGCAGCTAAAGAAAAAGGCGGGCTTTTTAAGGCCCGCCTTTTAATTAATAACTATTTATTAATTATTATTGTCTAGCAGTGGCAACCGTGTTCAGGTAGATCTCAGGTCTAGCGTAAGCAGCGCCAGCACCAATCAATCTAATTACGCGGTAGAATCTACTAGCAGGCTGAATAGCAGCCTTAGCGTATCTCGTCATGATACCCTTTCTTGGCTGGAACGTGCCAGGATCGGTTACCATTGGGAGTGGCATGAGTGGGATGTATGGGCAGTATACGAATCCACTGTCCATTGGGTTTCCACCGTTATATCCAATGACGATCTCGTCTTCTGGGAAGAGCGGATCAACGATTAGATCATACTTGCCAGCAAACTTGCCCTTATACTCAATCTTGGTTCCCATGTTAGAAGGACCATCCTTCTCTGGGAGACCGCCCTCAAGCTTGGCTGCTGATTCTAGGAGTGAAGCAATCAGTGGGGACGTTATGAGAACCGTGCCTGGGCCACGCAACGTGGTTTTATAGATGTCTTGGCTGGCAAAGTTAATTAGAGCCAAGAGATTTGAGAATCTATGACCGATGTGCTGTGGAGCATAGTTAGTTCCGAGGAACTGAGCTAGGTCAGCAACAATAACGTTCTGAGTCTTTATTCCCAATGCCGTATTGCCGTCTGGGTTTATTGAGTTTGCGTAGGTAAAGTTAGCTGGGCTGGTTCCGGCTCCTGCGCCAGGACCATAGTTTCCTCCAATACCCATAGCATTATCCTGATTACTCTTGCCGTAGTAACCAGTGAAGTTGTTTGAGTTAGCAAGAGGATCTAGTGACTTAGCATACCAGCCACCCATGTTTGAGCTAGTGCCAGCAAATCCGTAAGCAATCATTCGAATATCTTCGATAAGCTCGCGGTCGATTTCAAGTGAAAGCTCCTTGCTGAGTAGCTCGGTAAGCTCACGCTCTAGATCGAGATTGTGGTAAGCCTT